TCGCATTTATATTTGCAGACAAATAATGCCAATTTATTTTATTAAAATTTTTTTCTAATAATTCTATTGCATTTATATTAAGAGATAAATATTCCCAAATAATTAATTCTTTATTTTTTTCTAAAAAATCTATTGCATTAATATTTGTCGATAAAGAACATAAATTTAATTTTTTTTTATTTACCCAAGAAAGAATTTCCATTGTTATTTTCTTTTAATGCTTCGCTTTTTTTTATTTATTATCATTATTTTAATATCATTATTTTAATATCATTTTTTATTTTTATTGGATAAAAAAAAGCAAAGCATTAAAAGAAAAAAAAAGAAAAGAAAATAAATGTTTAATAATTATAATTATATAAAAATATGATTATAATTATATATTAAATGACAAATACTTTTTCTTGGGAATTAATTGATAAAATGTTTACAGATAATCCATATTTGCTTGTAGAACATCATTTAAATTCATATAATGATTTTTATAATAATGGTATATATAAAATTTTTAAAGAAAATAATCCATTAAGATTTATTGAAAGAAATGAAGAAAAAGAAAATGAAGTATTAAGTGAAATATTAATTTATATGGGTGGTGAAAATGGGAATGAAATATTTTTTGGAAAACCAATTCTTTATGATAATAATACAAAAAAATATATGTATCCAAATGATGCAAGATTAAAAAATTTAAATTATAGTATGACAATTCATTATAATATAACTTGTCATTATATTTTTTATGATAAAAATGAAAATAAAAAAGTTGAAAAAATAAAAAAGTTGGAAAAAATATATTTGGGAAAGTTTCCAATTATGTTGCATTCAAATATGTGTATTTTGAAAGATTTGCCCCGTGAAGTTCGTTTTAATATGGGTGAATGTGTTAATGATTTAGGGGGGTATTTTATAATTAATGGGAAAGAAAAAACAATCGTTTGTCAAGAAAAATTTTCGGATAATATGATTTATGTCAGAAAACATATAAAAGATAAATTATGTTCTTATGATAATAATGAATGTTTAGCTAAAACTGGAGAGATATATATTTGTTCTTCTGAAATTAGGTCAGTTAGCGAGGATCCATCAAAACCAATACGTTATTCATCTGTAAGAATTGTAACTCCAACATCAAAATTATCAAATAAGCAAATAGTGGTTGATATTCCAAATGTAAGAAAACCAGTTCCGCTTTTTATTTTAATGCGTGCATTAGGAATAATATCAGATAAGTCTATTATTGAATGTTGTTTATTAGATTTAGAAAAGAATGAAAGTATGATAGATTTATTTATTCCGTCGATACATGATGCAAATCGCATTTTTAATCAAGATGTTGCTTTAAAATATATTTCTTATTTTACTAAACGAAAAACAGTAAGTGCAACATTAGAAATATTAATGAATTATTTATTACCACATATTGGAGAATTAAATTTTTTAGATAAAGCTTATTATATTGGTTTTATGGTTTATAAACTATTAAGAGTTTATACTAAAAAAGAAGAAGAAACAGATAGAGATAATTTTAAATTTAAAAGGGTTGAATTATCAGGTGATTTAATATATGAATTATTTAGAGAATATTATTTGATACAAAAACGAAATATTGAAAGAATAATTGATGAAGATTATTATTTCCATAAAATAAAATATCAAGATGCAAATATAATGTTATTAATTGAAGATAATTATCAAACTATTTTTAAAGAAAAAATAATAGAAGATGGATTTAAAAAAGCATATAAAGGAAATTGGGGAGCAACATCAAGAACAAAAAAATTAGGAGTAGTTCAAGATTTAAATCGTTTATCTTGGAATTCTTTTATTTCACATTTACGAAAAATTAATTTAGATATACCATCCACAGCAAAATTAGTTGCACCCAGATTATTAAATAGTTCTCAATGGGGAATTATTGATCCTGTTGATACACCTGATGGAGGAAATATCGGAACACATAAACATTTATCAATTGGAGCAATAATAACAAGTGGTTATTCGGTTTATCCTTTTATTAATTGGTTAAAAATTAATTTCAATATAAAATTGATACAAGAATGTGATAATAAATTATTATCAAAATATACAAAAATATTTATAAATGGAATATGGTTAGGAATATATGAAGAACCAAATGAATTTGTCTCCAAATTAAAATTATATCGTCATAATGGAATCATTCCAATTTATACGAGTATAACATTTAATATTGAAAGTAATATTATTTACATTAATACAGATTCGGGAAGATTAATGCGTCCATTATATTATATTGATAAAAATACAAATAATTTAGCATATCAAAATAAATATTTAAATAAAATATTTGAATCAGGAAAATATAGTTGGGAACAATTATTAACTGGATTTTTAAAAAAAAACAAAGAAAATTTTAATATGAAAAAAAATATAATTTATAATTTAGATGAATTATACGGAAGTATTATTGAAACCGATATTTTAGAAAAAAATAAAGGAATTATTGAATATTTAGATACAATGGAAGAAGAAGATACTTTAATTGCAATGAAATATGATGATTTAAAAAATAATTCTTATTTTACACATTTAGAAATTGACCCATCATTAATTTTGGGTGTTATGGGAAATCAAATACCATTTCCTGAATGTAATCAATTACCTCGTGATTTATTTTCTTGTGGACAAAGTAAACAAGCAGTAAGTCTTTATAATACAAATTATCCATTAAGAATTGATAAAATGGGTGTTGTGTTAAATTATGGTGAAATTCCATTAATTAAATCAAGATATTTGAAATATTTTAATAATGAAGAAATGCCATATGGAGTTAATACAATTGTTGCGATTATGTCTTATACAGGTTATAATGTTGAAGATGCTATTTTAATTAATAAATCAGCAGTTGATAGAGGATTATTTAGAACAACTTATTTTACAAGTTATCAATCATATGAAGAAAGTTCAAAAGTATCCGGAGAAAATATTAATTCATTTTTTTCAGATGTTATGTCAAAAAATGTTAAAAATATAAAAAAAGAATCCGATTATTCTTTTTTAGATGAATATGGATTAATAAAAGAAAATATACCTGTTAATGATAAAACTGTATTAATTGGGAAATTAGTTTCGGGTTCTTCAATAAATAATGATAGTTATAGCGATAGTTCAACATTACCAAAAAAAGGGCAATTGGGATTTGTTGATAAATCTTTTATAACAGAAGGAGAAGAAGGATTTAGAATAGCCAAAATACGTATTCGTGAAGAAAGAATACCCGCCATTGGTGATAAGATGGGTTCAAGAATAGGACAAAAAGGAACAATTGGATTAATTATTCCAGAAGAAAATATGCCTTATACAAGTGAAGGAATACGTCCCGATTTAATAATAAATCCTCACGCTTTACCGAGTAGAATGACAATAGGTCAATTAATTGAAAGTTTATTTGGTAAAGTGTGTAGTATGTATGGTGCTTTTGGAGATTGTACCGCATTTTCTTATAATGGTCCAAATATGAAAACATATGGCGAATTATTAAATAAAGTTGGTTTTCATTCATCTGGAAATCAAATATTATATGATGGAATGTCTGGGGAACAATTAGAAAGCGATATATTTATTGGACCAACATATTATATGCGATTAAAACATATGGTAAAAGATAAAATAAATTATAGAGCAAAAGGTCCCAAAACAATATTAACAAGGCAAAGTGTTCACGGTAGAGCAAATGACGGAGGATTAAGAATTGGAGAAATGGAACGTGATGGTATTATTGGTCACGGAATGTCTTATTTTTTAAATGAATCATTTTTAAAACGTGGCGATGAATATTATATGGCTGTTTGTAATAAAACAGGTTCTATAGCTATATATAATGAAACATTAAATATTTTTTTATCTCCTTTCATTGATGGTCCAATAAAATTTTCGGATGGAATAAATGATACACAAAGTATTGATACAATTACGAGATTTGGACGTTCATTTAGTATTGTAAAAATACCTTATAGTTTGAAATTATTAATTCAAGAATTACAAGTTTTAAATATTCAATTGAGAATTATAACAGATGCAAATATTGATAATTTAATGACATTGAATTATTCAAATACAATAAATAAAATGTTAAATATTGATGAAAATATTGATGATAATATTAATGAATTAACAATTTTATATAAAAAAGCAATTGAAGAAAAATTAAATATAATAAAAAAAAAAAAACAACAAAAAAATGTTGAAAAAATTATAAATGAAAAAATCGTTCAACCTTCTGATATTTGGGAAGATGAAGAAAAAATAAAATCAATATATTCAAATTCAACCGAACAATCACCACCTTATCAAGAACAACAATCACCACCTTATCAAGAACAACAATCACCGCCTTATCAAGGACAACAATCACCACCTTATCAAGAACAACAATCACCACCTTATCAAGGACAACAATCACCACCTTATCAAGAACAACAATCACCACCTTATCAAGGACAACAATCACCACCTTATCAAGGACAACAATCACCGCCTTATCAAGGACAACAATCACCACCTTATCAAGGACAACAATCATCATATTATAAAGGACAACAATCACCACCTTATCAAGTAGAACAATCACCACCTTATCAAGAACAACAATCACCGCCTTATGCACCATACTCACCTTATAATTCACAGGAAAAAGAACAATCACCACCTTATGCACCATACTCACCTTATAATTCACAGGAAGAAGAAGAAGAAGAAGAGACACCAGAAAAAGAAGAAACCGAAATATTAGGAGGGAATATTGAAAAAAAAATATTAAAAAATAAAAAAGAAGAAATAAAAAAAATGTATGATGGGTTATCCGAAAGACAGAAACAAATATTCGTTAATATGATTAATGATGAAAATAATTTGGATGAAAATAATATATTAACAAAAATAATAGAAGATGAGAAAGATGAAAAAGTTCAAAACAAAAATGATGAAGAAATAAATAAAAAAAAAATAGTTTTAATTTAAATAAATAAATAATAATATAAAAAAATGAAACTAATAATTATTATTAATTATAATAATATATAGTAAAAATGTCATTAAATAATTCAAGTAAATTAATATCAAATATTTATAATTCACGATTAAATTTATTAAAACAATTAGATTATCAAAATTATAATATTGAAAATTATGGTAATTTTAGCATAAATGAAATAAATGCAATGTATACAAATAATCAATTAGATTTATTATTTGAAAAAAAAGAAATAAATCCTGAAACAAATATAAAAGAAAAAATATTTATTAAATATTTTATTAATAAAAGTTTAAAAATAAATGATTTAGATGAAATCATCAATGAACTATTTAATTTAGAAACTATATTATCAGTTAATGATACTTTATGCATTATTGTTCGTCAAGAATTAAATGATACAATGATAGAACATTTAAAATATATTTATAATGTCGATAAACATTTTATTATTATTCAAAATTTAACGAGATTACAATTCAACATTTTGGAACATTCATTAGTTCCAAATCATAAAGTAATATTAAATGAAGAAATAGAACAAGTAAATTTAAGATATAATATAATAAATAATAATCAATTTCCTAAAATTTCAAGATTTGACCCAGTTGCATTAGCAATTGGATTACGTCCAGGACAAATATGTAAAATAATTCGTCCATCAAAAACAACGATATCCACATTTTATTATCGCTATTGTGAAAATATATAATTATAACAGAAGAAATAAAAAAACAAAACTACGAAGTATAAAATATTGGAATTTTTTAGGAGATAATGAAAGAAAAAAAATTATAATAACAGTATATAATTAATATGAATTTAATTAATAATATTATTAATAATGATAATGATAATGATAATGATAATGATAATGTTAACAATAGTGGTCGTCATCATGGTCATCATAATATAAATATTGATTATGATGAAAAAATAAAAAATATAAATGATAGTTTTTTAATGTCATTAGAAAAATATAAACAATGTTTTATTTTATACTATAAAAATATAAATTCACAAGATAATAGTTATAAAAATAATTATGAATCAATAAAAATGTTTATAGAAGAAAAAATGAATGAATTAAAAAATATGAGTAATGATATAAAAAATACAATTCAAGATGAAATTTCAAAATTTAGTAATATAAATTTAAAATTAGACAAAGAAAAAAAATATTATCTAAAAAATAATAATACAATTTATTTTTTAAAAAATGATTATAATAAATCAAAAGTAATGTTAAAAAATTCAAAATTTTTATTTAAAACATCCTATATTATTTATTTAACTTTAATCGTAGGAATTTTAATTTTATTTTTTTTAATTTACAAATTATTTAATAAATATAATTTAAAAAAATAAATTATTTAAATACTTGTTCGTTCAATTTATTAATAAATGAATATAACTTACAATACACAAAATAATTTGTTATTAAATAATTTATTAGAATATTATAATGATGAAAATAATTTAAATAAATTAATAAAAATAATCACAGGAGAAACAAAAATATCTTTAAGAATTGTTGATTGGTTTTCAACCAATTATAGTAAAAAATACTATACAAAATATACAATTGATGATCATAATGAGATAATATCGAAACAAGATAATAATATAACGACAACAAAGAATGAAAAAAAAATAATAAAAGTATACATTGATTATAAACTAAAATTAAAAGCATTTAGTAAAAAAAGATTTGATGCCTTTTGTAGAAGTAAACGTATAACTATACCATATAAAAATAAATATATTGAAACAACTTTGGGACAATTAAATTTTTTTCAATGGGCAATAAAAAATAAAATAATTGATTACATAGATGAACACTTCGAAGAAATCGAAAAAGATATGAATACGAGAAATTCAATTTCAAAAAATAAAAAAAATATTGATGATAAAGATAAAATAGATAAAACTGATAAAAATAAAATTAGAAAGAAACGTCAAGAATTAAGTTTATCGGCAACCAAATCTATTAAAAAAGAAAATGTTGAAATTATTGTTTCTTTCCATTAAATTTAATTAAATGAAGATTTATTTTGTTAAAAAATAAATATTTATATAATTTATATAATTTATTCATTAATGGATTTTTTTACTTATCAACATTTTATACTTTTAATAATAATTATTAAAATAATATTTGTATTATTATTAATTTTAAAAACAATATTAAAAAAATATAATGAAAAAAATGAAAATAAATATGTAATATTACTTGATAAAATAATAAAATATGATGAATATTTTGAAATATTTTTTCATATAACTATGGGACTTTTACTTGTTTATCTTTTTAATCCAAGATATCCAATTCAAATAAATTTATTTGATTATGAAACTCGATTATTATTATTTTTATTTGGTTGTTTAACCATTATTTATTTTATTAAAGATTTAAAGACAATGTAAATATAAATTCTAAATAAATAATATGTATAAACTTTTTAATTTAATAAAATATTCAAATATCCATTCATTCACAAAGTATAATAACAAAAAAATTATTTACACAAAAAAATGCATTGAAAATAGAAATATATTTAATGATGATATTAATAATATTTATAATAATGATATTTATGATAATATTATTATAAGATGTAAATATAAAAATATTTGTCCTTTTCCAAATCCATATCCAAATGAAAATTGTAATTATTGTTATATTTTAAATAAATTAATAAATAATACGAAAGAATAATTATTTTTTTACATTAATCAATACAATAATATCATAAAATTGATGATAATATTGATTTAAATGAACTAAAAACATTTATATTATTAAAGATTGAATAAAGAATAAATTTGCGAACTTCTTAAATTATATGCCGAATTTGTTGATAAAAATGCTATTTTATCCCATTCTATATTTAACATTTTATTTATCATATTTATTTTATCGCATGTAAATACAATTCCATAACCTTTTTTTCCAGGCAAATCTTCAAAATTCATATAGCATTTCATATTTTCTTTTCCAAAACAAGTTGAAGGAATATATATATCACATTTTCCAATCATATCTTTATTTCTAGTTGACGATATAGTCCCTCCATCTGTCATAGAGTAAATTTTCATTTTATCGTTAGTGTAATCTATAATATCATATAAATTATTATTATGATTTTTAGACCATATTTGAAATATAGTATTTATTTTAATGCGATTTCCGCAAGGTTCATAAAAATCGCTTAATAATTTTGTTGAATGAATTAAATTATAACCTTTAACTCTTTTACGTGGAACCCCTTTTCCATCACTTTCAAATAATTGCGGTAATATAAAACACACGTAATTAGCAAAATTAAACGAATGATTTATGAATTTTAAGGCAGTATGTCCCCTTAATCCAAATGGCGGATTTCCAAAAACAACAAAATTATTATTTTCATTAGGATACCAATTTAAATAATCAGCATTAATTACTGATGGATGTCGCGGTTCTATATCTAATGCTATAGTATCAGATGGTAAAACTTGTAAAAATCTACCGTCTCCTGCAGATGGTTCAATATATTTAAAATCATTTGGTTTTTCTCCATATATCTTAATTACAAGCGTAAATATTTCAAAACACTTTACCGCTGTTTCTATCGGTGTAAAGAATTGGTCTTTTTCTTTTGTCGAATAATTAGAATAATTAATTTGTATGTTTGATAATTTTAATATATCAAATTCATAATTCTTTGGGATGTCATTTAATTCAATCCAACGAGTTATAGTTCCACTAGCCACATTTAATTCTTTTGCTAGTTCATTAAGCGAATATTTTGTAAATAAACCATTTAAAATATCTAATAGATTATAATTTTGTGTATTTGATGTAATTATTATATCTGTTTTATTTTCTTCGTCATGTTCTATTAATTTGTTTTGTGTCTTATCATTTATTAAATATATCAATTCACTTTTGTTTTTTGATTTATATTTTTTAATTCCAACTTTTTCACATTTCTCTAAAAGTTCTGTTTTTGACAATTTGGTTAAATCCATTTCTTGTTATATTATTACTAATATCATTCATATTATTCCAATAAATATTTTTTTATTTCATTATTCCAACGGATATTTTCTTTAGTAAATAAAATATTCATATTTATAACTTCTGGTTTATAAGCATTTTCATCAAATAACATTTCAATGTGTTCATCATTACGAAAACGTATTGTATATGTTTGTTGAATATTTTCACGTCCAACTCTTCCTAAAGCTTGAATAATTTTTTCTTGGGTCATATTTATCATATCTTTCGCAATATAAGCGTGACAAAATTGATAATTAACGCCATAAATATAATCACTATTTGCTATAATTAAATATAAACGTTGTGTCTCTGCTAATTCTTTAATAATTTCATTATAAGATGGACTATTATTTTCTGCAAAAACACCAATTCCAAGTAATAATAATATTTTCCAATTAACTTCAACATCAAGCGACATTATTTTAATAATGGTTTCATCATTAATATCACTTGTAAATGAATTCATTAAATTAAAAGCATTCCAATGTTTTAAATGGGACATTTTATTTGGAATATATGTTTCATTTAAAGAAATATTTCTTATTATTGAATATAAATTTTGTAATTCCAAATTAATTTTATTAACACCAACATCTTTTTCTTCATTTAATGATATTTTTGTTTTTTTTGTTGTATCATCTCCTTTTATTTTTTTTTCCTTAATATCTTCTAATTCTTTCTCTAAAATTATTATTCTATTTTTAATTTCTTCATTAAAATTTATTTTTTCCATTATTTCATTCATTAAAACAATTGGAATATTTGATTGTTTAATACAAAAATCCGCAATTTTTTCAATATGATTTGAAATAAATAATGTTGGACCATCAGTTAAAGTATATGCATCTTTTGTTGTTATATATATTGCAAAATTATTTTGTTCGTTCTTTTTTTCATCTTTTATTATTTCTTCGCTTTCAAATTTTGTAATTGGTTTTCCTTCATACAGTAAATTATTTTCATCCCTAACATTATATTTTGTTATTTCTATTCCTGGACCAACACTATTTATTTTTCTCAATTTATTATAATTTTTTTGTTTATATCTGTCATTATCATTATTTGTTTCTTTAAGATATTTTTTACGATTTATTTTTAAACTTTCATAAATATTTATCCAATATTCATTTTTTATGTTTTTTAGTATTTTTAAATAATATTCTTTTATTTTAAACATATTTATTTCATTTAATCCTGTAAAATTTCTATTTATTTTCATATTATCAGGAATATAATTATTCTCATTTATTAATTTTATAAAATTAATACATTCATTTAGATCTAAATAACGCATAAGTGTTAAATTTTCAAAACAATAATTACCTATTTTTTTGACTTTATCATATTTTTCGGATAAAAAATGAGGCATCGCAACAAACCCATTACTATCTAAAATAGGTATTGTTTTTTTGCAATCATAACTTACAATATTATAAACCTCTGAATTTTCAAACCTTTCTTTAAAATCATTTATTAAATCTGGTATTTCATGACTTTTAGGTAATGTTGCTGATGATAAAACAATATTAGGTATTAAATTTTCTTTCCAATTTTTATGAATAGTTAAATGTAATGGATGATTTTCATAATCTAAAAATATTGTTGGTTCATCAAAATATGAAATTATATTTTCTTTATTAAAATGAGCCATCATATAATACATTGCAGGTAAATATGAATGAATATCACAAATAATTAATTCTACTTTTTCACCATAAGAATTATCTATTTTTTTTATACCTCCACTTTTTTTATTTAAAGTATATTCTTTTGCTGAAAAATAATGCAAACGAATATCTTCTGAACTATTACAACCAAAAGCAAAAGCTATTTTTTTTTGAATAGAAATTGCTGCCTTTGCCAAGGCTAACCCAATATGTCGTGCCGCACATATATAAATTATTTTATAATTCTCTGATAATCCTAATGGTGTTAATGTTTTACCTGTTCCGGTTGGAGCAATATATAAAATTAATTTTGGATTATTATATTTTATCACTGTAAATATCTTTTTTTGGTGTTCATATAGACTAATATCACTATATTTTATTAGGTTGTTATTTTTTTCTATATATTCAACACTATTATAAATTAAATAAACCAAATCAATATTTTCTTTAAAATAATCCAATAAACAATTAACTATTCTTTTTATTTCATTATTTATTTCTTTCACATTATTTAATGAAAGATTATAAATTGTATAATAATAATATATCCATTTCAAATTATTTATTTTATAATTTTCAAATAATTTTTCAATAAATTCAATAATTATAAATTCATAAATTGAATTATTTGATAATAAATTTTTTGAATTATTTGTTATTCTTATTATATCTGCTTTTTTTATTTTAATTTTTGTATTTATTTTATGCTTTGTTATTGATAAAAATTCATATTTATATTTTTTATAAAGTTTATCTATATCTTCAAAAAAATAAGTTTTAAAAAGATAATCATCCATTTTTATCTTATTGTTCTCATCATTATCATCCTTTGCTATTTTCAAATATCCCAACAAAGAATTTGTTTCGTTATATGTTATATTTATACAATTAAAACCTTTAACAATTAATTGAATTATTTTTATTTTATCTCCCGATAAAGGTATTTCAATTGTTTCCCATTCTTGTTTTGTCAATTTTGTTTGATTAAAATTCATTTTATTTTTTTCTTTATTAATTATTATTATTAAAATATTTAAATTCATTTTTTAATAATATATATGGAAACTACATCACCTTTTATTGTTTCTTGTCCTCATTGTTTTCAAAATATTTTAATTGAAAAAATAAATTGTGCTATTTTTAGACACGCAATGTTTAAAAATGGTGAAGAAGTTTCACCTCATTTAGATAAATTAAATTGTGATTTATTATTTGAAAAAAAATTAATTTATGGTTGTTCCAAACCATTCAAAATTATTAAAAATAATAATCTTCAATATGAAGCAGTTATTTGTGAATATATATAGCCGTCTCTTCTTTTTTAATATTTTTATTTATAATCCTGTTTTTTATTTATAAAATAGCGTTTCCATTGGTTTTGATTCATCACAATAAATATATATGTCTCCAACACAATCTTTATCTTCATAATAAGTATCAAGATTGTTTTTTTTATTTGTTACGAAATTTATAAAACTTGTTTCTTCATTCATATTATTTTGTTGATTTAACATTTTTTCATACCTCCTATAATCTCCCATATGATTTAACTTAACGTTTTTCTCATAAAACTTTTTATAATAATCACAAACTGTTGATTTTTCTTTAAAAATTTTCATAAAACTATTTTTAGTGTTTCTTTTATCATCATATTTATAATAAGAACGTCCATAATCAATTATTTTTAATATATACTCACTACGTAATGTATATGTTGATCCATCAATAATATAATTTAAATTCATATATCCTAAATTTCCATTTTTTGTTGTTACTGGAAAACATAAAACATTTTCTTCGTGTAAATCATTATGGCTATAAACTTTTCTTAAATAATAAAGTGGTAATAATATTTGATATAAACAACTCGGTAAAATATTATCTAATTCAAAATTTTGATTATTAACTGTTTTATATTTTTTAATTAATTCTTTTAATGAATATCTTACATTTATATGTTGACATAATATACTTATCATATTTCCTTTATCATTGCAACTCAATTTAATTATTTCTTCCTCTGGATAATCTGAGATATTTGTTAAACACGATTTTAATTTTTCTTGATTTAACGGAAAATTTTCATTTTGAAAATTTTGCCAATCATTAGCACTATTATATTTAAAAATACCGTAAGTTTCAGTAAAACAAGGAAAAAAATTTTTGTAATGATTTATAAAATCACGACCAACTAAATATTCATAATATAAATTATCAGAGATTAATCGTTTTGAACTTTTTAAAACAGCATAACATTCATAATTATTTCTTTTATATTTCAACATACTTATAAAACCATTAAATGATACAGCTCCTATTCGTTTTATTGGGAATTCAACATAAGAAAAATCGACAAAATTATGAAATAATTTGTTTATTTTTTCAGTTTCTTTTCCAAAAGATAAACAATCACCAGCACTCGAACAAATATGTTTTAAATAATTTGTTTTTATCTTTGATTTATTTTTTAAAAAAAATCTTTGAAGTATTTGTTTTTGTTTTATACTTCGTTCTTTAGTTGTTTTTTTTTCATTACTCAATTCAATGTTTTTTACAGGTTGCTTATTACTATTATTCATTATATTTGTTATGGTTCTTTCATTTATTTTATTTGATTCACATAATCCTGTTTTTTTATTCTTTTTTGTTCCTTTTTCACAGCGTTTTTTTTTATTCGCACTGTTATTTTTTACATTTGTTATACTTAGCTGTTTTTTATTTTTTAAAGTTTCTTGTTTTTTTAACGCTTTGCTACTTCGTTCATTTATTTTATTTGATTCACATAATCCTGTTTTTTTATTTCTTCTTGTTCCTTTTCCACAACGTTTTAACATATATATTAAATAATTTTAAAATTCTTAATTATTTATGGATAAATTTTTGTTTCCATTGTTTTTAATTTATTTGTGTAAATATTTATTTCACCAATACATTCTCTATTTTTATAATAATCATCAAAAAAATCAGTTGTATTTTTATCTGTTATGAAATTTATAAAATTATTTTCTTCATCAACAGGGTTTTTAATATTTAACATTCTACGATATCTTACATAATCTCCCATATAATTTAATTTAACATTTTTATCATAAAATTTTCTATAATAATCACAAACTGTTGATTTTTCTTTAAAAATTTTCATAAAACTATTTTTAGTGTTTCTTTTATTATCATATTTATAATAAGAACGTCCATAATCAATTATTTTTAATATATACTCACTACGTAATGTATATGTTGATCCATTAATAATATAATTTAAATTCATATATCCTAAATTTCCATTTTTTGTTGTTACTGGAAAACATAAAACATTATTTGTGTGTAAATCATTATGGCTATAAACTTTTCTTAAATAATAAAGTGGTAATACTATTTGATATAAAGTATTTGGATATAGATAGTTGAGATAAGGTGTATTTGATATCAGATATTGGTGTGATAATTCTTTTAATGAATATCTCACA